TATGCCGTTGTTCCTGATGTCGTTGGGTCAACCCGTGTTAGACTTCCACCTTTAGCAGTATAATTAGTACCTGTTGCTTCTTGGTTTGTTGAATAAGCTGTTGTAGAAGCAGACATGGTAGCTGAACTTGTATATAAAGCCAGTCTAAAAGTGTTACCACCAGAGTTTTTAAAATTGTGTACACCTTCTAAAAGTTCTTTTTTGAAGCTAGTGCACATAGCTTGAGTTATAGCCATTACAGCCTCCTTATAATATTAGCTAGGTCAGAATGACCTTGTTCTTCTAATTTATTACATATCGTACACATATGATTTTTAATTGCTTCTTGCATATAATACATAATAATTTGCCTACACGCATCTTTAAATGCGTGCGCTTGTGCCCTTATGGGTGCAGGAGCGGTATCACTGATAGAAACTATCTTATCTGTTGCCATATTAGCAACTTCTTCTATAGTGTGTCCCCTGTGATGAGTTGTTTTAACTCCTAAATTACCTACTGTTAAATCTGATTCTAGTGAAAACATTAATATACCTTCGGTTCAACAATTAAACCTTCTTTAACTTGATTATCTTTTCTTCCAGCCATTCCAATAGGAATAGCTTGTTGTTTTTCTACTTTTGACCAATTAGTTATTTTTACTTTATCTTCTTCTGTCCTATAACTAACGATTGGATCTTTAAGTCTATGATACCCATACATTTTTTCTTGTAAAGGTATATCAGCATCTAATAAACCTGAAGTTACTGCTACTTGAACTATAATTCCTGCATCCATACACTTAGCTAACCAAAATTCACAACATCCTCTGCCTTGTTCTGCGAAATGTAAATTACCTTTATAAGAGAAATCTGCTCCAAACATATTTACCCCACCTACTTTATTCCAACAAGCAAAAGCAATAGCATAAGCAATAGTGTTGTTAAAATATCCGCAATCTAAATCTGAAACTACGCTCTCTATCGGATATTCTTGAACTGAAAGAACTCTTTTATCTAGTTCACAACTATATATTGGATAATTTATTTTTGGTAATGTGTTTCTCATCATTTCAGTCATGTTTCCTGCATCATCCGTGTCTAAGAAACGGCTCATAGGGTCCATAATAAATGCTCTATCAACATTTTTTAAGACTCCAACCATAGCATTTATAGCCCACACTTCATCAAATTTTCTACTATGAACCACCATTTGATGATAATCTAGTTGACTATTTCCCATAGCTATAATTGCAATATTTTTTCCTTTAAGTTCTGGTAATGGTTCTTTAAGCATTCATATTTCCTCTAACGTTATCGTAACGATACTCATCTCTATTTCCTAATCCTTCAAACATAGCACTTAAAGCATTAACTGCGTTAATAAATCTTTCTTCAAATATTTGAATTTCTGGAGCAGTTAATTTTAAGAAATTACCTGCTTCTACTAAACTTCCATAAAGTAATGCGTCAGGAGCATTTGTACCTAGCCAACTTGTTCCATCAGAAGCAGCAGTGATAGATTCAGGTCTATACACATAATGTAGCTCAAAAGTAAACCCAGTATTTGGAGTTGGAGCTAAGAGAAAAGTATTGTTATCAAATATTGCGTAGTATTTTGGTTCTCCGGTTGTTGCTGCTGCCGGAGTATAGTCCCGTATAAAAGAAACGTGTTTTAATAAAAGATAGTTATAGTTACTGTCTCCATCTATAACAGCTAAGCTCAAAGGAGTTAAAAAATCAGAAGGTGCTGCCAGATAAGTATTTCCTGAAGTACCTGAACCTGTTACGTTTTTACGAAAAACAGGTATTTGTATATTTTTAAGAATACGTTCTTCAGCTTCCTTAATAAATACACTTAAATTATTAGTAAAAGTCGTTTCAGAACTTTCAACATAATCCTGTATTGCACTTTTTAATGTTGTAAATGTCCATGCCATTAGCTTGTACTCACTGTTATGCTACCTAATGCGCTAGTAGCGGTTTCTCCTTCAAATTCGCTCCCTATAGGATCACTTTTAAAAGTCATTCCTGCCGCCGACTGATTTGTTGTAGATACACTACCTAATTGTGCTCTAGGTAATGGTATTTCAGGTCTTGGTTCAAATAAAGATTCCACATCTCTGGGTATTGCAGGAGTTAATTGCGGTTGTTTTGGTTCATAACATTCCTGACAAACTTTTAATCCGTTCCATTCTTTCATCATTTCTAAATAAGAACACTGAAAGCCACATCGGTCGCAAATTCCTAATGCATGTTTACCTGTTGCATAACTCATTACAAAACAACTCTTGGAACTAATTGCACAATAGCTCTATCTGTATCCTCAGCAGAAGCTCTAAAAAATAATTCTTCATACTCTGCTTTTAAAGTAGGGGCTTTTTCTGGGTTTCTTTTTAAAGCCATTTGATAAGCTAGTCCTACTGTCATACAAGGAATAAAACGACTAGGAACTTCTTGATCTTGCGCTGAAGCTGTAACATCATCTATTCTTTGCATCCTATAGCTAACAAACTTATAAGTTGTTACTGCATCAGGTGTAGGATACAAATAAAGTACAGGAGTTTCTTGTCTGTCTATAAAAAACTGAGAAGGTCTTCCTTTTGTAGTTTTATCAGGAAGGTTTAAATAATCTAACCTATTAATTCTACTGATAGAAACATCAGAATATGTAGAACTACTTGTGCTGTCATAAACTCTTATAATAGCTTCTAAAACATCTAAGTCATATGAATTAAGCGTATAAGATGCAGTGCCAGAAGTTATATCCAAAGTTACTTGAGCAACTGTCCAAAGATTAATTCCTCTATTAGACCAATCTGCAAACATTATATTTAAAGATCGTCTAGCTGTTGCTGCATCGTAACCTGTTCTTAATTCTAATCCTGCAAGTTCATACGCTTCTTCAATAAGCTCTCCAGTATCAAGACTAAAGGTTTTTGTACCCGAAGTAGCCATACTTTATGATCCGGGAGCTTCGTAATATTTTAAAAACTCACACCAAACTGTGTACTCATTTCCAGCATCAGAAGTTGAAGGAACAACTAAAAGTACATCTCCCGTATATCCTGTTGCTGCTGTGTTTTTTAAACCACCTATCTCACTAAAATCAAAAGAATTATCATAAGCAAGAGTTAAAAAAGTAACGTCGGTATCTGCATCCCAATCAAGAGAAGCGGGAGCATCTGGTGCTCCACTACAAGTATACCAAATTTTATTTAAAGAAACGTGTGTACATGATTCACCGTTTAAAGTTGAAGTATTTAAAGCAGAAACATCCACTAATGTAGTGCTACTGGCACTCCCGTCTGAATAAACAGAGCAATAAACAATAAGTTTCTTTTCGCCGTCAAGCTGATTAGTTGGTCCTGTGACTGTATTAGCCATATGTCACCTCCGATTATGCGTCAGCGAATGGAGTTACTAGCGTACCTGAACCGAGTATTATTCCTTCTACCGCATATTTAGCAGAAGCTATTGCAGTACATTTCACAATACTACCAGCTAATCCACCTTTAGTAGATCCATTCATGGTAATAACATCGTTAGAGGCACCTGAAATAAAAGTTTTACCTGTTGAATCAGTTACACCAGTGTAAGTACCACCAACAAATTTGTCTGTGCCATCAGTTAGAATATCCATATCAGTTGCCGCAGTAACTACTACAAATGTAAAAACAGCACCTAAATTGTTAGTTTGATTCGGATCGTCATCACGTCCCGGAGCAGTCGCTACAATACTAGGTAAAGTAAATTTACCATCAGCGTCGTTAGTTAAAAGAACTTTACCTGCGTGTGATGCAACAGTTAAAGTTGTGTCAGCTGTTAAACTAACTACGTTAGCATTACCTGCTGATATAAATCCAGCGAGTGATCTAACTGGACCTGAAAATGTTGATTTTGCCATATTAAGTCTCCTTAATTCCCTCACCGTCTTGGCTTGTCTGCTAGGGCAGTCGGTAAGTTAAATTAATTTATCCCTAGAATTCAAATCATTCTATAACATAGGTATGTAAATGAAAAGAAAAAAAAGGGAGCCGAAGCCCCCTTTAAATCAGTAGTTGAGTTATAAACCCTACTGAGGTTCATTATGCTCCGGGACTTCCGAACATCCCTCTCCAGTCACTCCAACCAAAACTGTAACGCTCACGCGCTTTGTATCTAACATTTCCAGTTTCAAAATCACCTTCCATGTTTGTTGATACAGGTGTTCTAACGAAATGTTTCATGCCGTTAGGAACATCAGTTTTAATGAAGAACGCATCAGTATCTGTCAGATAGTGATTAACAACGTATCCGCCTGAGATCATTCCCATGTTGCGAATTGCATTGATATCGTTATCTGAAGTACCTACGCGTCCCGGAGTTTCCATCAACCTGTCAGCTACAAATTGTAGCGCAGGTGGGATGATCATCCGTACAGCTTGTGCATTAACTTTTAAGCCTCTTTCATCTTTGAAACCAGCAATATCAATTAATGACTGTTCTAATGAAGTTTCATTAAGATCAGCAGCTGTTGACAACTCATTAGCCAAGTCGACATTTTCAACCGTTGGATGATCAGTAGCAAAAAGCTCCTTACCATCACCGCCCGGATACGACGAACTAAAGCCGTTGTTCAAAACGTTAGCCGCTTTGACTTGCTTAGTTTGTTGCATCGAACGTGCTAAAGCTCTTGTGTATCTAGATGAAAGCGTATCGTAGAGATTATCTTCGATTGCTTCTTCTGTCAACGCGAAAGCCATTGCTATCGTCTCGTGAGTAAAACGAGCTGTCCACGATTCCTGTGCGGTATCGTATACTACGGCTGCACCTTCTCCTTTAACAGGAGCCTCCCCAAAACCACTGAGCATCACTTCTTCTTCAAAAGCTCTTTCAGAACTTTCAGTGTCAAAAATGTCTTCATGCTCATTGTTATAACGCTCGTATTCTAAACCGAAAAGAGCGTGGAGACCCGGAGTTAACTCTTTAACGAGTTGCGCTCTATTAATCGCCATTATCTACTCTCCTTTATTAGACTGCGAACGTGTTAGTTGGGAACGTGAAATAAGCTCTAGCATATGCACCAATAGCATTACTTGGTGCTAAGTTAAAGCCTACGCAAAGTGCTACACCACTTGAAGTAGTTGCTGTAACCCCTTCTTTTGATCTGCCTGTAGTCGAACTACCAGCAGTTGTAGAAAGAGTGTACTTGTTGCCAATAAAACTTACAGCAGGAGTACCTGCAGTAAATTGAGCTTCGTAAACGATTCCAGGATCGCTGTATACGAGAGCTTCAGCATCAGCACTACCTTGAGTGGCTGTACTTGCCGTCCATACCTTAGAAAACGTAGGAGTCCCGTCTGTCGCTGTATAAAATACTCCATAAAACACACCTATGGGAGTGCTTGTCGCGCCTGCTTGATTGACATAACCACTTGAAAGAGTAACAACGTCTCCGCTATAAATAGCAGTGCCGTAACCACTAGCGATTCTCATTCTTGCAGGACGAATAACACCACCGTACATATGATATGCAGGAGTAAAACCATTAGGTTTATCTGTATTAGCCATGTTTATCTCCTTTGTAATACAATGTTTATATTAATCGTCAGATTGTTTCCTACTACCAAATTGGACTTTAGATGACCTAGAGATATCATTACCTCTTAAAGGCATCTTAGAGTCACTTTCCCGCATATAGTTCTGATCTACACCTTCCATTTGCGATCTAGCTTGTTCTTTAAAGTAAGCGTTTCGCTCATCGACGGTTTCAACTGGAACTTTAGCAAGAATTAACCCTCCAACCCCTATTACTCCGGCATTCGATCCACTGTCAATAGTCGGTGCTTCAAAGTCAGGATACTCTTCTGCTCTCACAGGTTCATATCCTTCACGAATACGTTTTGACATATTCGACTTATCATCATTTCCTCTAACAGCTTCTCGTATCCACCTGAATTTGTATCCGGGTGGTGCCTCTGGTGCGTCTAACATTGACGGGGGTTTCCAAGGTTGTCTGCGAGTTTGAGAGACTCGTGTCTCGGCAGATCGTGAGTTTCGATCTGTTGTGACGTTTGTTTTAACTTCATCAGTCATTTTATACTCCTTCTATATGCTTAGCATATTCTTCAAGTGGGACATTAAGTTTCCTAGCTATTGCTACTTGACTTGGTGTCAACTTGACTTTGCGTGACGCTTTTCTACCACTAGCACCTCTGCTAGAAGCAGCAACCTGTTGCACGGGAGCAGATTGCTCTTGTGAAAACTTTTGCGGAAAATATTCACGTATTCTTTTATCTACTTCAGAATAGTAAGAATCGGATGTAGGATCAACTCCTTCATCAACTAATTCTTTATGTATTCCGAAAGCAGCAAAAGTCATAGCTTGATCTTCCCCAAACCAACCATTTTTTGCCGCCCAACTCTCAGCTTTTGGATCTGGCGGAGCTGATTGTTGTTCAGGCTGTAATGTTGGTCTGTATTCTTCATTTCCTTCTCTTTCTTGTTTAAGTTTTTGCTGAACTGATAATCTTTTTAAATTCTCAGCTTCAGCACTGGATCTAGAAAGTCTTTCTGTTGCGTCTGCTATTGCAGCACCGTCTCCAGAATCTTGAGCTTCTCTTAAATTTATTTTAGCTCTTTCTATATCAGAGTTAATTCTTGTATCATATTCTTTAAATAAAGAATTGTCAGAATTTTTTAATCGTTCTTTCAAACGACTGTTATCTTTATTGATATTCGAAGCGAAACTAACAGCTTCATCTCGCTGTCTTTCCGCTTCTCTCATCTTATAAGTAAGTTTATCTATACGTTTCTGTACAGATTCGCTAACTTGGTCTAGCTCATCCTTTTTTGACTCAGGTTGCGCTACTTTTTCTTCCTCAACAGATTCTTCAGCAACTACTTCTACTGTTTCTTCTTGTGGAAGTTCTAACTCAATGTTTTCTGCTTCTTGTTGCATGGGATTCTCCATGATTGTTTATGATAAAATTGCTTCTGGATCATCTATAGTCGCTAGGATTTCATCATCATTTAGAAGACGCATATCGCCACCTTCTATTTGAAAACGCGCTCCTGCGTAACGACCGAAAATAACCCAATCACCTTTTTTACACCAAGCACCTTCAGGAAACTTATGTGGATCACTGTAAGCGTCTGGTCCAAGGTCTACAACAAGACCGACAACAGTTGCTAGACGTTCTTTATCAACAGTCTGTTTAGCAAGATGTATACCGCCTTTAGTTATAGAAGACATGGTAAAAGGTAATATTAAGACACGATACCCCGTTGGGCGTGGTAATTTGTCTGCATGAGATTCTAGATTTTCTGGAGTAAGAGTATTCTCGTTTTCTTTTTCAATGTTTATTTCAGCGAGTTTACCTTTACTACCAAAATTATCTACTCTATCTGGAACAGTGTTAGTCATATGCATCCTCCATATTAGAATGTAAAGTTTGAATTTCCTGTTCAACGAAATTCAAACCTGCGATTTCGCCAACTATCCTTTGGTATTGCTCAAAATCTTCAATACTGCCAGTAGCTAACGTTTGCGAGAGAGCTTCTTTCCTCTCTCGTATTTTACGAAGCAAATGCTCCGTTGCTACGATATAGTCCATTATTTAACTGATCTATACCAAAGAAGTCCTTTAGTTTGTCCATAAGCCGCTTTTACTTTTGCTTTTTCTGGCTTATCAAGACACTCCCCCGCTTTTACAGTTTTTGTTTTTGTAGTATCTTTCACACTAGGAAAACTAGGATCAGCTTTTGATTTCTTAGGTGAAGGAGAGGGATATTTTTTATTATTGTAATAGTCTTGCATCATTTTTTCCTTTATTAGGTGTTAATCTCTTTCTCGCGTTTCTTTAACAACTTTAACTAATTCTGTATAATTCTTTTCCGCATCAGTTTTTGATTTCTGCTCTAATTCTTGTAACTCTATAGCGGCTTTTGTATCTTCTTTTCTAGCGTCTGCTTCAATTTTTTCTCGTTTAATCTGAGCGTCCATTTCAGCTTTAGTCATGGCTACCTGTGTATCTCTCATGTCAGCTTGTTCTTTTTGCATTAACTGTTCACGTTCTAATTGTAATTGCTGTTCGAACATTTCACGTTGTGGATCAGGTGTAGCCATTGCATTAGCTAACGCTTGTGCTTGTCCTGTTATAGTCTGTGTAGCTTGTGCTGCAGCAATCGAGATCTGACTTTCTACTTCAGGAGGTATAGGTTGTCCCGGAGGAGGAAGTTGTATTCCTTGTTGAGCTAACAGAGCTTCAATTTCCACTCTGTATTTCAAAGCGTTATGCTGTTGTATATGAGCTTGTAGTGCAGCAACTGCAGCGGGGTTTTGTGCAGTATTAGGGTTTTCTAGAAACGCGGTGTGCGCTGCAATATGTGCTTCATGATTTTGTTGGGGGAACGCTTGTAAAGGAGTTTGCAACAAAGAATCCATGTTTTCTAGAATTGGATCTTTTGGTTGCGCCTCCTCCTCTGGGGGTAAAATCGCATCTATATCTTTTACATTTAACGCTATATACATTTTACGATACGCGGCACGAAGGTCATGTAAATCAGGTGCTGCTTGCGCCATTTGTAATTGCGTTTGTGCTAATGTAATTCTTTGTGTCATACTAAAAATATTTGGATCGCTAACAGGAAGAACATCGACAGATGAGTCAAAATCATCTTTAAATACGTTTTCTGAAGCCCCTTGTACTTGATATGGGTATTCAGGGGGTAAAAACTCACCAAAAACTCTTTTTAATATTTTAAATTCACATTTTTGCGCGTAATGTAATCTTTTGTGGATAGCAGACATTATCCGCTGTCCTTTTTCCAATAATGCTACAGTTGTTCCTACTGGAGCTTCGGTATTCCCGTCTGCTGTCGGATTTTCTACTGTAGCGGCAAATTGTTTCCCAGAATCAACTAATGCGCCTAATAATTGAGTCAAAGTACCACTTGGTTCTTTATAAGGTAATGGTAAAAATGCATCTTGTAATCGTCCTCCCGGAGCATCAACATCTCTCCACTCTCCGGGTTGTATCGGATCACTGTTCCGTTGAATATTAAGTCCTCTAGACTTAAACCCTGCTGGAAGATTTGAAAGTGTTCCCGCGTCTATTAGTTGACGTAGTATGGCGGTAACAGATTTAGTTAACCCGCCCATCATGTGTATTAAGCCAAAACCATAGAATCCTAATCCCGGAAGAAACTTGTAATGCGTGAAGTATTCAATCTTTTTACGCATCGGATCATCTTCTTTGAAGTTTGGTCTTATTGATAAGACTTTATCGTTATCTTTACAGATAGTTACAATGTACGGAAGTGCTAAACCTGTTTCTTCTCCGTTTTCATCTGTATCTTTGTATCCTTCTAAGTCTAGTAAGACGTGCATCTCTAACAAAGTGTATTCTTCGTCTTGAATTGTTCTACTTATACCTTGAAGTTCGTCAATTTTATCATCAACGTCTGTTCTTTCTGTATCTGCTCCCGGAGATACCATATCTGTGTCAAGATAAAACCCAGAAACCTGTAATTTACGCAATTCATTCTCATTCATGTGAATTACGTGGGTAATTCGCGGTGAAGTGAGTAAATCTACAGCGTAATAAGGTACAACAAGGTGTTCTGCCTTAACAAAACGCGCTGTAGCGCGTCCTAAAGCAGGATCATAGTAAACTTTTTTAAATGCTGAACCAGATAACGGTAAATAAAACAGAAGTTGGTCCATTTCGGAGTCATATTCTTCCATTTTATAGGTGATTTGGTAATTCATGAAGTTTTTAACGCGATTTGCCTTTTCTAACTTCTGATCGTCAGTTAATCCCAACACTTCAGTGTCAACTGGACCTCCTGCGGGTAATAATTCTTTGTATGCTTGCGCTTGAAACTGAGTTACGGCTTCCGCAAGTATCGGATGATGTACTCCAGACGCTCCTTCAAATGGTTGTGATCTATTTTCTGCATTTATTCCTAATAAATCCAGTCCATCTACATAAGTATCAAACCAATCTTGTCTAGATTCTAAATCTTCTTCGTAAGAGTTAACTAATTCTGAAGCAATAGTATTAAGTTCTCGTTCATCTAACGTTTCCGCTAGGTTTTCGCCAAACTTTAGTGAAGCTTGGTCTGGCATTTCACTACCTAAAATAGCAGAACCGTCTGGTTGTATAAAAACTTCGGTTTCTTCTTCCATTTCTGGAAGAATTTCAATATCTATTTCTTCTTGGAGTTCTGGAACTGCTGATAGAATTTGTTTTTCAATAGCCATAAGTAAACATCATAGTATGAATTTCGTTAATAATAAACCTTTTGCCTATTATAGTAAATTTCTTCTTCCTCGAAATCACTTGATAATTGCAAAAAGCCTCCTTGTCTAAACCTTGCTAACGCTAAAGTTGTAGCGTCAACCAAGTCATCGTGCTCTCCTGCTGGAAAATCGCTAACCTCCTCTATTAATTCCTCTCCCCAACGGTTTTCTGGAACCCAAACGCGCCCATCTTGGAATATTGGCGACACAGAATTAAGTCTTGCTATCTTATCTTGACCTTTTCCGGGAGAAAATGAATTTACAGGAATGCCCACTCTGCGTAGTTCTTGAACCAGCGGAATCCCGCTGGCTTTTGCTTCAATAATTACTGTATCTGGATCCCAATAATTATATAAACGCATTGCTTCGTTTTTAAGTTCGGGAAAATCGAACCGTTCTTTTATACAATCTATTAAAATTAAGTGCGCTTCTTCCCCTGTGTATAGTTCTCCATCTAATTTACCTTCAGGATAAAAAACTCCCCACGTTGTTATTGCGGTAAAGTCTGATCTTTCTGTTTTTAAAAACGCGGTATCGTAACTTTGTATGAGATATTCGCAAGTAGGTGGTTTTTCTTTTTCCCAAACCTTGAACCATTCTTTAGGAATAATCGAAATACCTTCCCCTGTCGGTCTTTGCATGTATTGTGCCGCCCATTTTGACGGACTAACAGACGCTTTGATACTTTCAAGTTCTTCTAACTTCCAAAAATTAGCCCAAAGTGGCTTACCACTAGGCAAAATTGCAGGAAATTCAATGATTTCCCACTGATCCGCATTTTTATCTTGCGCCATTTTCTTGATTAAACGACCTGTTAAGTCTTTTTTAGACCAACGAGTCATTACAATAACGATTGCACCTCCGGGCTGTAAACGCTGACGAGGACCAGTCATAAACCATTCGTATGCTTCGTCCATTGATTTATCGGACATCGCATCTTGTTCCGAATGTGGATCGTCAATAATAAACAAATCCGCACCCCGTCCAGCAAGCGCACCTCCTGTACCTGCCGCATAATACTCTCCACCCTTGTTCGTGAGCCATTTTCCTGCAGAACGACTGTCCGCTTTTAATTCAGTTTCGGGAAATAAAGCGTGATACTCTTCTCCGTCGATCAAATCACGAACTTTTCTACCGAAATTTACTGCGAGGTCAGCGGTGTGTGTTGCTTCAATAATTTTTAACTTAGGATTTTTACCTAACAAATACGCAGGAAATAAATGTGACGCGAACTCACTTTTCGTGTGCCGTGGTGGCATGTTGATAATTAGACGTTTTAGTTTTCCGTTTGCAATATCGTCAAACGCTTTCGCCATTTTCTTATGGTGATCTCCCTCTATGAAACCATCCCATATGGATTTGACGAACTCTAAAAACGTACCAGTGGATTTCTCTTGAAATTCCCGTTTTTCTAATTCTTCTAGAAGCAAGGTAAATTCTTTAGCTTCAGATTTACCTAGATATTGTAAATCTATCTTGCGTAACTCAGCAAGACGATCTTTGTTTGTTGTCATAGAAATTAATCTAAATCCATATCTTTCATTCTTTCAAGTATTTCTAAAATACTCATCTCATCAGTATTTATTGTTTCCGAAGGAGTTTTTGGTTTCACTACTTGATCTATGATTGAATCCATATTTTTATTGTAGTCTTCAAGTATTTCTTCTCCTGTTCTAAACCCTTCTGGCATAAGTTCGGATTCAGGAGTTTTGTTTAAAGTTGATTTTTGGTCTACTAAAGCATTTTTATTTTTTGGTGGTTCCAGTAACTTACGTTTTGCAATTTCTGCTTCAAATTCTGACCTTGTCTGTCCTTTCCAGTTTTTTGGAACGTTAACTCCGCGAACTGGGAACCAACCTGCTTCTGTAACATAATCTTCTAATGGTCCCATAAACTCAGGATCACTGTATTTACCACCTTTTTCAAACCATGATGGCTCTCTATCAAATATACTGAAATCCAGTTCTAAATTTTCTTCTAATTCCCGTTTTCTACGCTGTTCAGCTTTTTCTTCCATACGCCGTTTTTTCTCCATACGCCGTCTAGCTTTTTCCATAGGATCAGCGTCTCGTTTTGCTTTTATGTATCTTCTTCTTGCTTCAAATTCAAGACGTTCTGCATATGCAGGATCTTCTTTACGAACTATTTCTAAAATATCATCTCGTAATTTAATAATGTCATTTTGAGCACGGGTTGCGGCATAATCTGCTGCAAGACCATCACCGCGAGTCGCGTTAATCTTTTCTCTAGTAACTGTGTTTTGAAGTTTGTCTATTCTGTCTTGCAATCTTTTTGCTTGTTTGTACGGTTGACTTCCTGCTTTTAAAGGTTTCATCCAAAATAAAGGTGGGAAAAGGGTTGCGGCTTCAAAAGCGGCTTCACCTAAAGTTTGTGGAGCTAGAAATCTCGCTGTTTTAAACACTGGGTTATCCGCTACTTCAGGATATCTATCTAATAGAAGGGCTTCTAATCCTCCTCCCATAAAATTATCTAAAGCAGAGCGATCACCTGTAGCAGACATTTCTTGACCTTTGAATAATTCTTGCCTAGCCATGTCTGCTTCCATTCTGTCTTCTATGGATTGACTATCGTTTCTTTTTGAAATTTCTTGTTCAAAGGGGGCTTCAAACATATCAGTGAACTTACTGACTAAATCTCCGACAAATCTTTCTTCCCTTTCTGCAGGAGCTAATGTTCTAAGTCCTTCTTTTTTAGGAAAATTTAAAAAGTCAGCAACTTGAGTGGGATCAGGAATATATTTTCTAAACCCTTCTCTGCCTAAACCTGTTTGGACTTCAGTAAAGGTTTCTGCATTTTCCGGTGCACGAACACTTTCTAAATATTCTAGTATACCGTTTTCAGTAGGTTCAGCCATGGGCTAAGTATATGCTAAATGATAACAAAATGTAAAATTTAGTTTATGGTATTGTTTTAAAAAATATTGGATCTAAATCGTCAAGTTTACGGTCCATATTAAATATTTTTATTGCTTTTACTTTATCTAACTTGAACCACTCACCATTACGGTCATCAGCAAAATGATCAAACACTTTGTGCATCTCCCGTTCTTTATGATGGCGATCTTCTACAGCAATCTTAGCTATTATCTCGTAGTCACGAAACGGTGAAGATGTCTGATATCCATTGAGTCTATCTTCTGCTATACTTGCCTTACC